GATTGTCATAATTTCTTACCTCTTATTAAAAAAGAGCAGCTAAGTCAGATAAACCTAATTTACTTAGTAAACCTGATTTACCTAAACTACCAAGAGCTCCTCCTATATTATATTCGTTAGAAGACCGAGAACCTGCTTTAGCAGCTGCAATTTGGCTCATCAAATTTGCTAACTCTTTTCCTTCTTGCATACTCCAAGAACCCATTTGTGTTCCTGCTTGTTGTCCGCGACCTGTTATATTACTGAGTCCTCCCATGGCTTGGGTATTTATTCCTAAAATATTATTTAAATATTGTTGTTGACCCTGCGAAGCTAGTCCTTGGCTAAACTTTAAAACGTTTCTTAATTCATTTCCGCTACCAGCATATCCTGTAGCAGCAGCGGTATTTTTTAAAGATTCTAAACCTTGTTGTTTTTGAAATTTAACTGAAGGGGATTCGGCATACTTACCCATTATCTGATTAAAAAAAGCCGTAGGATCACTCATCTGTTTTATCTTTTGTTCATACAGCGGAAGCATTGAAACACCAGCTTGTTGATATGGAGCAAGATAACCAGTCGCTTTGTTAAAATATGATTCTAGTTCTGGAGAAATTTCACGCAAACCTTCTTCATATTTCTCGTATGGATTTCCACCAATTAAATTAACCAAAGAACCAACAAAGCTACCCGCACCGCCTGACTTTGAGGATGAAGGATTAGAAGAACCGCCACTAGTACCTCCTGGCGCGCCCATTCCTAATTGTCCAAAAGGCACAGATGTTGTGGCTTGTGCGGCATCTTGCCAAGGTTCCTGAAATACTCCTTCTTCACCACCTCCAAATTGAGAACTACCACCACTTTGTGAGAAAAGTTTTTCTAAATAAGGAAGAATTTGTGTAAAATTAAACATATTTACCTCTATTTTATGAATTTGTACTACGAGAATGTTCTACCCATACATTTTCGCTCTTATTAAATCTTAAATTAATCACAGCGTATTTTACTAACACAAAATCTGCTCCTCCTTTTAATTTTAATCCTCTTCCAGTTTCCAAAGTTACAGTTTTTGTATTATCGCTTCCTTCTAATGTTATGGTTTGACCCTCTACTCCAAAAGAAATCTGAGGATCTCTAGTTATAACAACATTACCACTTGTTATGCTTTTAACTCTAAGATTAACTAATTTATAGTCAGTTGAAACATTTATGCCACCCGACGAACTTACATCTATTATTTCTGATTGAGGCTCACCATACCTTACCAACCCGTAAACATGATCTAACCATTTATCCATGTTTTTTAAAGTTTTTGGGCTATTTTCTGTAATTATTTTTTCTAAAGAAGGTTTTAAGCTTTTAGAAATAATCAATTTGTTAACACTCATCTTTAAATAAATTCCTATTAATTAAATTTAATTTAATTTAATTAAAAATTTCTTATTAAGAAAACTCAACAAAAGCTTTAATTAAATTAAATCTTGTAAAATTATAAAATTCCATTTCTAAAACAATACTTCCATATTCAAACAATCCAAGCCGATAAATTTCTGTCTTTATCATAGTTTGACCTAATCGTCCAACATTAAGATGTATTTGATTTCCAAATGTTGCTCCATTATCTCTAGAAATTCTTACCAATATCTTAGGTATTTCGTCTTGTCCGTTTTCCAAACCTACACCTTGTTCACAAATTAATCTTAAATAACGACATATAAAAGGTTGACCTTTATTTGGGTAAAAAACATTAGTAACTCGTTTTCTTTTTATTGAAACATTGTTGTCGGTATGATAATCAACAGAAAAATCATATATATATGGATTTTCATAATCTCCCATATAATTTTTTCCGTTAAAAAGAGCAATGCAATCACCTCGTTGGCGTTCATTATCTTTAAAAACTAAACGTGTCCAACTTTTTGTTTTTAAATTAAATAAAAAAGAGGCGTTTTCAATTGTAAAGTTAATTTGATAAAATAAAATACCATTCATCCAATACATAAAAGAACGTGCGTCGTTTACTACTGAATATTTTTGAAATAAACTTTCTATTTCAGTTGTAGAAACTCTAGTTGGGTTTCCTCCTTCTGTTAATACAATAGATGTAACACCCTCCGTATCATAACCTAACCAAAACATAAGTCCGTTCGATTCGGAAATACTTCCAGCTGTTGCACATCCGTACTCAATCACTGAGCTTTCATCTCTAGCAACGGGAAAAGAACCACCTTGCAATACCCATTGTTCTACGCAACGGGTTCCAAAAGATACAAACGACCATCTAAAACCTTAATTGCAACGATTGTGTCAGGATAAGAAGTAATAGTAAATTTATTAAGCGTATTCCAAGACAAACCGTCATTAACTCCTGAATAATAAGCATTCGAATTGTCTATAACATAAAATCTATTTCCAAACGCAACTACATCTTTAGGTAAAGAAGGAAAGTCAGGGTCTGTTATTTCTGTAAAAACCAATGTTTCTTTATTAATAACATATCCTTTTACACCATCTACCATTAACATTTCATCAACGGTTTCACCAACTCCAACATATCCTTGATCTGTTCCTATTTTTATTCCAAAAATATAGTTTAAACCAGAATCAATGGCATAAATAATATTTCCAACTACAGAAAAAAGATATTCAGTTAATTTTGAAGAGTAAAGCTGACGTACAGCGCCTTGGGTAGACAAACTTATTCCATTCTCTAAATTTAAACCAGCGGTTGAAGATAAAACACTTTCTTTTGTAGGTGTCATATCTAAATATAAATTGACAGTATCAGAAGGTACAAATTGTAACGGGTCTGTTTTTTCATACCCTCCGTTTATAGGCAATTCAACCTTCATAAAATAACTCCCAAATTGGTTCCCATCCAAGAACCTCTACTGCTTCCTAATGATTGATTTTCAATAACACTCATATTGAAATCTGAAATATTAAGAAGATTAGAATCTAACACCTCAAATTTTTTCTCATGTAATTGAGTCCAATTGGAAGGCATATATTCAATACACAAATCCCGTGCTAATGAATATTTTAAATATTCAATATAATAATTTGGTACATTTGTTATAAAATCGTTTAAAGCTAAATTACTTAATACAAACTTAGCTTTTATTTCGCACGTATAATCACGATCAGGTTTATAGAAAAAATTTATTGTTGATTGATTAACAGCGTTTTGTAAAAAAACTAATCTAGGGCGTGCATTAACTGATGTGTAATGAATTTGTTTATAATAATATGTATCTTGTACAACATAAACAGGATATCTAACTCCAGCACTAATCAGTACACAAAACTTTAATTCTACGATTCGATTAGATACAATATCTCCACCGCTAGGAGATAAAACATATTCTTGTTTTAAAGAAGTTACGGGAAATTGTAAAATATCATAAAAAGCAATATGACTTGGAGAAGAAGAAAAACTGTCTAACAAATCATTAAGCATTCCCAAACCTTCTTGCTGTCTACTTCCTTCTAAAATCCTATCTAATTTATAAAGACCAGATATACGATAAGCTTTTTCAATCAATTGAGCAACTTTTTGAACCATGACACCTCCTCAAAAAGGTGTTTATATTATGATATATAAACACCTTAATGAAAAACACATTATAAAGATAATATACGTACAGCTCGTTCATTGAGCCATCTAATACCATAAAGAATATCAATCCTCATGACATTTTTATTATCTAAAATTTCTGCACTCTTTGATAGTCTCAAACTATAACCGGTATCAGGGTCTTTTATAGTAGTACAAAAAGGAGTATCAAGAGGAGTTAAAGGAGGACAAACAACAATCAATCCGTCTTCTGACCATGCCATATTTACATGATGATCACCAACAAATACAACTGGTGTAGTTGCTATGATTTGTGTATTGATATTAGCGTTAGGTTCTGTAGCACCAAAAATAGGAGCAGGATAAACAGAGATAGTGGCATCTCCTCCACTATCTGAATCAGCGTCAGCGGTTGCAACTAATTGAAAATCTTGACCCGTGCTTCCCTTAGTTATTGGATTTACTCCTTTAATTCCAGTGAAACTAAAAACATCGCCTGCCTTTACAATTCCTACCGTTGATACTGTAAAACCGGTCATCACAATAGAAGTTGCACCAGAAGCAACGCTTGTCTTAACAGAAACACCAGTTCTTGCGTCTGTGGTTGTATCTTGATAAGCAATGCTTTGTTCACTAAACATATCAAAATCTGCTAATCGACCAAGTTGTGAATTTAAAGTTATATCTTTATTGATACTTTGTACAAAACTATTCTGTAATGTTGCAGATTGTCTTAACGCGGCTGATTGACGAGTAGCTAAAGCGCAATAACGTCTTAAACTTCTACTACAAGCGTTTTCATCCAAAACAGCTCCTGCGTTATCAACCACAGAATAAGCATTAATGTTTGCGGTTTCATCACCAGTATATAAATTTGTTTGAGTTTTAGCTTTAATAGCAATTTTTAAATTCAAAAGACTTGTTAGAGATCTTACCGCTGGGAATAATACTCGTTGTTTCCATGATTCAGACGCACCACCACCAGTTGATGTGGTTAAATCTGTAGTCGTATAAGCTAACGGAAGACTTAAAAGTGGTTCTAGAACCAAAGGTACGGTTCTTTCTTTAATATCCTGAACTGTAACGGTATCACCTTCCTGTGGTATATAGTTGTTAGGCAATCTAACTTGAACGGTGTCGCCGGGATTGTAGTAATTGTTTTTATCATACATATGATCATATGTATGGGTTGCTGTTGCTAAGAAAGTTTGGTTATTTTTAAATTCGTAAGCAGCGTCACGACCTATCAGTCCTAAATTTTTAGCAGTAATAAAAGTATTCGTCATAATTTACCTCATTTAGTTAAGATGAGATAAATTAAATTATCTCATCGGAATTTTCGTTTTTTAAATTCTTTATAGCCGTCCCTAAAATTCAAGTTGTCATAAATAACTTGATTCGGTGGGCTCTCATCCAATGGTTCGATTGGATGATCTGATTTTGTTTTAGAAGCCAAAGAATGCGTAAGATTCTTTTCGATAGACATCTTTAACAACTCTTGTGCCAGATGAAGGTCAGACATCCCTTTTAACTCATTAAGTTTTGCTGATCGATTTTTAGCTAAATCATATAAAACATTCAAGCCGCCTTCGGTTGAGCCCGCCAAGAGCACTATTCTCGGATCTATTGATCCGTTTTTTATGCTCTCTTGCATAATTGGTTGAAAATCAGCAATATCTTTTGAAATTTTTTCCGCTCTTTCTTCGATAGGTTTCAAAAACTCTTGTTGTTTTTTACGCTGAAGATTAACGTGATTTATTTCATTTAAACGTTGCTTATATTCTTCAATGTCCATGTTTTTTGGACGCCAACCTATGACTTCATCGTAAACCGATTCATTGTCAGGAGGTGTACTTAATTCAGCTGTCTTTTTCTCTAATTCAGCGATTCTGCGTTCTTTCTCTTGTAATTGTTTAGAAAATTTACGAGAAACTTTATGCTCCGTAGATTCACGAATTTGTTTAGCTATTTCTTGTTCAGATTTAGCAGCAACTTCAGAAGCATTTGACAAACTATCTAAACTAGAGTCAGATACATTTTCATTTTCTGAATTAGAAAAATTTTCAGATGAACTTTCATTAACATCAGAATTGTTCTCATTCACTTCTTGTTCCAGATTATCACTCATCTGTAGTCTCCATATAACGAGCCACACAACGGGGTGTACCGATATACATATAGTTGTATATAAACTTTAAAACCACACTAAATGTGTGTACCTATGCTTAAGGCGCATATAGCCATTTAATTAAAATTATAGTACATAAGTTTCATCAATGCAAGAGTTATCCACAAGTTATCCACAAGTTATCCACAGAGTTATCCACAGGTGATTAACAGGTGATTAACAGGTGATTAACAGGTGATTAACAGGAATTATTTTGAAAATAGAAAGTTTTCGCGATTTGTCAAAAAGTTTTAGGGAAATTAAGAAAGTCTCTAGGTGAGTTTTAGGGTGAGTTTCTAGGTGAGTTTAGGGTGAGTTTCTAGGTGAGTTTCTAGGGAAATTAAGAAAGTCTTGATGTTGGCACTGAACCCCCTTCAGTGCCAACCTAACTTTATAATAAAAAAACAAAGTGTTAATGTGTTTTATAATCAAAGTAAATGTTGAAAATATTTAATTCTTTTAATTCTTTTAATTTTTCGAGTTCTTTTTTTCTACC